GACCATTATGGTCACTGCGCCGGTTTCCCCGAAGAGTTTAAGTGAAGGAGTTCGTTGGACGAACTTAATCCATGAATATAATTCATGATCCTTTTCCTTATTCTTCTTTCAAACCGGTCCTGGTAAGCCCAGGCGCTTTGTTTTGTGTGCGTTAACACACTGGGGACCCTTTATGGGTACCCCCAGAGCTCTCCGTTGCGTGGGCTAACCTCTGCACCCCCTGTCGAGTCCGTAACCAAACGGACCTACAAGGTGTAATAATGCAGCTGATGATACTAATAGTACCCCTAAATAAAGTCAATGAAGAATAATATCTCCATCTCCTTACTTAGGTTAACTAGTAGAGTCACTCACTGATTAATTCAAGCTTCAAAACCTGAATTAATTGGTTTGCTACCACTGATTGATAAACTTTTATCAAAACTTAACAGGATCTACCAGGCTCGAGGTTTAAAAGACTTCGTTCGTTACAATAAGATGTTACGAACTTGTTGATTAAACTATCTTGCCGGTACCCCAATAAGAAATGATATTAAAGCCACTCATGATGGTATACCTTATATTCTAGGTGATCTTATACCGATAATACGTAAAGGAGATTCTCCAGCATTGCTGCAGATTCTCAATACTATATTTTTCTGTACAAGATCTATCAAAAAATCTGGAACTTTAAGTTCCAGTGATGTTTCAACAATAACTGGGCCCTCGATTAAAGAGGTTCCCTCAGATATTGGAAAACACATCACAGGATTTTGACTAGATTTAGGGTATGGTCTACCCTCAAAGGTTGTCCCGAATGGTGTGAAGTTTAAAAGATTTAAACTTTCATCAGCATCAGGACCTTTGGGAGCATCTTCAGGTAATGCGCTTTGAACTTCTCTTTCTGATCTATTTTCTTTACCCGATGATTCGGTTAAAGATCTAGTTCTTTTAGGAGGTTCAAGATTCGCTGAGGCTGTTGATGTCTTATTATCAAATAGAGATATTATTACTGACGATTTAGGTCTTCCTATTAAGGATTCACCTATTCGTCGGTTAGTATCTTTTGGTGATAAGGAATTGAAAGTAAGGATTGTAGCCATTCTAGATTACTTTTCACAAAGTGTTCTAAGAGGGCTTCATTCTTATTTATTCAATACTCTTAAAGGCATCTCTCAAGATGTAACCTTTGACCAGGGGGCGTTCTCTTCAAAGATCCAAGATTGGAAATATTTCTGTTCTGTCGATTTAACGGCAGCAACGGATCGTTTCCCTATATCTGTGGAATCTTTGGTTCTAAGAGGACGCTTTCCGGATTTCTATGTAAGTGCTTGGGAAAGAGTGATGGTAGGTATTCCATTTGTTTACCAAAGTCGTACGTTAAAATACGGGGTTGGTAACCCGATGGGTGCCTACTCATCATTCGCTTCCTTCGCACTTGCACATCACTATATTCTATATTATTGCTGTCAGGAGTTAAGTATTTCTTGACGTAAGTCAAAATACTTTCTCCTCGGCGATGATATAGTTATAGGAGATCCGGATCTAGCTAAGTTATACAAGCAGACTATTTTGAGTTTAGGTGTAGAATTTTCTGCACCCAAATCTTATGAGTCCGCACACTTTTTTGAATTTACTAAACGTATCTTCTGAAAGGGTTTTGAGATTACAGGTTTCCCAGTTTCTGCGCTAAGAAACGAAGGTAAGTATTATTACTTACTAACGAACTTATTGTTAGAATGAGAGACTCGTGGTTTTCAATTTGTTAACGGAATTAGCTCTGGTGTCCAACTTTATTATGGTATGGTTCGCCTTTTACCATCTCGTATTAAGCGAGATGTAAAAGTCAAATCATATGTTTGTGAATTAATAATAAAAATTATTAATGGTTCCCTAGAGGCTCAAGAGCTTATTAAAGCTTTTGAGGCCCTCGGCTATACCTTTCTTCCCCCACTATCTCCTCTCGAATGTAAAAGCATTCTTGAGAATATAGTTGTTGAAGAATTTGCAAACAGTAACCCCTCAATCAAACCTACACGTCGAAAATCCATAGGACTTGGTCCTATGGCTATAGACCTTGTATGTAAGATTACAGGATTACCCGATGATAAAATTGGTCGTGGTTTACCTTTAATTTATAATCTTCCGATTCTGAATTCATATTCAAGAATCGAAGAATTATACTTAAAACTGACACGGAAGGCACTAACAATGAAGGAATGGCCATTAGCTTTGAAAACTATGGCTATCCCATGAGATGATCGGGTTTTCATCCGATCTGAATCTCACGTCACTGTTAGGGCCAGTCTCTCTATAATTTCTTCCTTAAAGCAAAGAGCTGAGGTTTTAACTCAGTTCCCGCAATTAAGGAATCCATAGAGAGAGAGTGGCTAGTCCTCCTTCAGTATTAGCAAACCTGCTTCTAGTTACCTAGAAGACTCTATCGAAACAGTAGAAATACTGG